TTTAAATAATTTAATGTAGCGCTTCCTAAATTATAGGCGTTGGTTGAAGCTGGAAGAAAAGTATTTGTATACGCTACTCCTGCTAAGTAGGAACTTCCACTAACCATAAAGTTATACGTAGTTTGACTGCTCCCCCCTACATGCAAACTGCCAGGAATCCCAAGTCTGCCGGATGCGTATTCTATGATGCGTGATGTTGAACTTGTAGAATTACCGTATTGAAAATTAATATTTGGAGTAGTATTATGATTAAGATACATAGACCCATCTGCAGCTATCATTGCACCAGGTTTTGCATCATTATATGCAGTCCTACCATTGGTGTAAATTGCTGATCCACCATATATAACTCCACTCGTAGTTATCGTTGTGGCTCCAGATAAAGCTCCACTAACATTAGCTGTACCATCGAATGATTGACCCCAAATTGTCCTGGCTGTGTTTAGTTTGATTGCACCACCAGTTGCGCCCCAGACTTGATACCATTCTCCCCAAGTTCCAGCGTAGTAATTTCTTACATAAGTAGAAATAACAGTTGCTTCATATCTTGTAAGAGTTTGCTTAGCTCCATTACTATATTCAACGAATAATGAAAAAGCAACTGTAACTGGGCAATTTAATAACGTAGCGGCTGTGGCGGACGCCGCACAATAATACATCCCTGGAGTAGTGTAATTATTCAAATCTGCATTTGCAGGAATAGATATTGGAGCGAATCGAGCTGTTATAGTGCCGCCTAATACTACGTTCGATGAAAATGTTTTAGCTCCAGTTATATTCTGATCTGTACTTAAAGTTACGTAGTTTAATAAAGCGGAAGAAAGATCGGTCGAAACCAATGCGTTCAAACCCTTTGTCACTGTAACTTCGGTTCCGGATTTAGCAACGCTTGTTACAACATTACCTGTCCCTGTGATATTGAAAGTTAACGCCCCCGAACTTTCTAAAGAAAATAAACGGGTGGCAAGCTGATTGATCGTATAGGCGTTGAACGTATCTGTTAGGTTGGTATTCGAAAAAACTTTCCCAATATCATTCCATCCATATACCGACTGGATGAGGCCACCGCCCCCTGAACCGCCACCAGGATCACCCTGGCCTAACGCCGACACTCCACCCGTAGCATAAAAATTTGAATTGAAACCGATTGCGGTTATTTTTCCGGTGGCGTCTCGCTTGTATTTTATCAATCCTAATAGTTCTGAGACATTAAATTCCGAAACATTGTGATCAGGAGCGTTAACTATTAAGTCTTTGCTTACCCTTAAGCCATTCGTTATCTTAACGGGAAAAAGTGTTGTTATCGATTTGTTGCCATCTGTGAGCATCCACATGTTCCCCATCCTATATAACCCGGCTGATATTTCTTGCATTGCCCGATTATAACCATTGGTTATACTGGCTGATATTTCTGAAAAATTTACAAGCGATCCTACAGATTGCGTAACTTGCGCAACTTCTTCACGGAGTTCTTCGGTGCGCGATATTTTTCTTTCTTCTCCAATAGTTATTTCCTGTTCTATTGGATAATCGAGTTTTTTCTCAATGGAAAGTACACGGGTTTTCAATTCTTTATCCCCGTCTTTATATAGCACAGAATCACCTACATTCAGGTCTATTCCATTGTTTTTGAAATATATTGGGTTGGATGAAAATTGATACTCATTTCTATTAGATAATAGTCTTTCTATCTCCGCATTCGCAGCTTCCAATAACTCAATCTCTGCCGCGTCTACATATTCATCCGGCATCATTATATTAAACAGGGATAATGAATCCCCATCTCTTGGTTCTAATGATCCCCTGCTTGGAATTGTTATGCCAGTGGATGAATCCGCTACTATTTCAAAGTCTCCCTTTTCGTAAAACCATAAAGGATTTAATGGATCTGGCGCTTGATCTTCATCGTAATAATTCAACACGAATTCAAACCCATTTAGACTTCCTGATGTAAATCTTGCGGATGGAGTTTCCGAACCATCCAAAACCATATTGATATTAAAATCTAAATCCGGTAGTTTGAAAACCCATCTAACTTGATATTCGGTTTCTGTTGATCCCTCTATTTGTACATGCCTTTCAAGTACACGGACATCTGAAATCTTCAAAAAAGAGCGAGGATATATATCATCAAAAACAAGCGTTGATGTGAATATTTCCCCGTCTTTAAGATCAGGTCTAATGTCTATGTACCCTTTTGGATGAGATGATAATGGAAGTACAAGTCTTTTTGTTACCTGATGATTTGTTGCTTCACCCGTATCATAATCTTGTTCGAGATTACGGGTACTACCATAAACATAATATCTCGTAAAGTAAGAGTCTGACGGTTCTGTTACAGTCGGAACATTAATACTTTCGCCTACTATTAATGTTTTTCGATTTCCTTGCTCTGCCCTCGAAAAGTGTATTTCTTTTCCTGATACCCACCATTCCGTATTAAATTCGTTTGCTATGGCTGTAAGCGCGTCAAAGATACTGTATGAATCGAATGTGAAATTTTTCACTTCGGTTAGCGTAAGATCGTATTTTATTTCATACTCTATTCCCGTTACAACAGCAAGATTATTCGCTATTATAACCCCGAGGTTAGCAATATTATCCGTAGTGGTGAAATTGGATTCCCTTCCTGTTCTTGAATCGAACATATAGAATAACAGCATTTTTCTCCACATCATACGCGGAGACCAGAACGTTAATTCATAATGATACTGATCTTCATTTACACGCTCAGGCAAATATGGCTCTATGAGTACATATCTCTCATCGTTATATATAATACGGTTACCCTCAACGAAGGAGTAAAGTGTATCTGAATCGAAAAACAAACGAACATATTCATCCGACATCAACGAATTATAATATACACTTCCGACATTTATCGGAGTATCATATATCTGATTCCCTTTTACATCGTATATTATCATGTTCTATTTGCCGGATTTGCTTCATTCAGCTTCACGGAAATCTTTGCTGACATCCGGGAATTTCCAAATGAAAAGTTTTGGGAACGTTGATAAGTCATATAATATGTTTCCCCGAGCACAGGTATATGTATTGTTACCTGTCCGGCATATAAGATATTTTTAAAGGCATTGAGTTTGGCCAGGAAATCACTTTCGGATTTTCCTATAATAGCAAATTCCAGCGTAACATCACGGCTTGCATATTTCGGTGAGTTATGAATCCTTTGAACGCCATTTTCGAGACGGGATTCGTTATCTATAAAGTCTTTTAGTGATGTGGGCGCAGCAATATCGGATAAGAAGTTTCCAGACATCCTTACGCCTAAAGTGGACGCATCAATTCCGTTTATTTTTAATTCTATCGACATCGCTAATAAATTATACGATAAAATTAAATACTAAATATATGTTTTTGAGGATTATTTCAAAGATAGAACAAACACTTTGAAAAGAGTTTGTGATTTATATAAAGTATATCTTTTCAGAGGTTTTTATCTTTTTACTAAGTTCTTTTAGAACTTATCTATTTCATGTATTTTTCAACATGAGACTTTGCTGTCTCATTCATTGCTATCTCCTTGGGAATAACCTTTTCCCCATTTGAGATACGCTTGAATTCTTCATCTGAACATTGTATTGAAATGGCGGTACACATACACTGAATATGGACGGGTAGCACATGAATAGATTTTGGGAACTCCACGCCGTCTATAGCTTTGCAAATATCGCATACGGTTGATACCCTATTTTGGCTGTTTCTGACCTTGTAACCGATAATAAACGGCATTACCTGCCATCGTTCATACTCAGCTTGATGGAATGCGAGGTTTATCTCATTCCTTGCCAGTCGTAACGCGTTTTGAAACGCGGATCTGTAAACACCTTGTCCGGGATTGTATCGCATTGCGTTTGTGCTTAATTTAAGCTCTCCGGCCTTATCTCTTATTCGGCGAAACCTTGCATCGGGATTATTCAAATACTTCTTTATATCCCCTGCAAGTTCGTTTGCACTTTTACCCTCCCGTATAGCTGCGTTTACCGCTTCTTCAATCTCTTTTTTATACCCCGCACCGATATTCCATACGCGCCCGGACATATCCACACCTTTGATCTTTTGTTTGGCAAATTTTTTATACTCGGCTATATTTCGTTCTTTCATCCCGGTAGGAACTTTCAACCCTCGTTTTTCAAATTCATTCGTAAGGATAAATGTTGCTTTCTCGTTGGCCAAATCCCAGGCTTCCCTTGTGGTATCCCGTATATATTGATATACAGTAGCATTTAGTTTGTTTATCTCGCCATTTATTGCCTTATATAGATAATCATATCGATCAATTCGTATCGGCTCATCAACCGGCAGAGACAGAAGCGGGATACTGGAAAGGATAGCATCTACAACCCTGTCATACATAGATTTTAACTTGAAATAAGTTTCGATTTGCTTATCCACAAGTTCTTTGTTAAAGTCCCGTTCATTCTTTTCCTTTGCCATTACTTTAGTAATTTCCCGTTCTTAACATTTCCATTCTTAACCTGATCGAGACACTTGGCTATATACCCAATAAGATATGCCAAATACTCTTGATTTTTTAAGTCGACTTTGCTGCCTATGTAATCAAACACTTCTAATGCCGCATGAGTTGATTCGTGTGCGATGTTTTCTACGCTCATGTACTTTTTATACCAAAAACAGATAATAATACCTCCGAACGCTACCTTTCCTTTAGTGCCGGTATCGTAAACTGTTGTGTATTGAGTAATGTCAAGCGGAATAACTTCGTCAAAATACTGTTTCAGGTAATCATTGCTGCAATCTACCGCAACCCACAATTTACGTGGATATATATGTAATTCAAATTCGTATAATAGATTCTTATTCTTCATTGTTTGGATTTGCATTCGGGAACATTAATAACTCATCATTCATTTGTTGGGCGGATCGTATTCTTTCCACTTCTTCCATAGGGTTGGCGACCCCTAAATGGTCTACGGCTGTTTCGAGACTCATTATTTTATCCGTATACGCTCTCCCTATTGCCGTCCATCGCTCTTCTGTATCGGAATCGAATGGTTCGGACAATTCGTGTTCTATTTCAAGTTTATTTATCTTACTTGCAAGTCTTATGTGCGTAACATTTTTCATAATTGCCAGAATGATATTCTTTTCCCGATCCAATAATTCATCATATATTTCCATCCTGATATCACGCTTGATATAGCCGACTATTAAAGCGCGTTTCATAGCTTCACCCGATAATGTTTCGATACCTTTCATTTGTTCGTAGCTGAAATCTGGCGTAAAACTATTTAATAGTATAGTGTCCCGTATTGTCTTTTTCTCGGAATCCCTCATCTCGGTAGCGGTAGGAGGTGATACATATTCAAATATATCATCTTTACTCTGCAATTGAATGAGCTTACCCACTTGCTCCGCGTTCGGTACGGAGTTTATTACGCTTGAGCTTATCTTTGCGATAGGGTCGGCAAAATAGTTATTGGTATCGGCCTGCGTTGAGTCAAGATACTCATCACGTTCGATTCTTTCCTGTACGCCGTCCCATTCTTTGGGTTGCCTGTAATATATAGCCGGTATTTTCCCTATGGGATTATTTATTTTATCAACAACCCACCCCGTACCTTCTTTCTTACATTTGTAAATGTAATCAGGCATCATAATATCAAAATATTCAACGGTCTTATTCCCTTCTTTCAGAAAGTAACCATACGCGAATGACACCATGTCTCCGTATTGATCGAATAGAGGCCTCAACGTATATCCTAAAGACTTGGATATGACAATGGGTTTGACTTTAGGAAGCCCATCTTTCCCTTTGTATATATGATAAACTTTCGCTGATTCGGTCTCCGCTCCGGCCCGTCTTTTCGCTTCGCGTATCCCAGTAAAGAATTTCGTTTTTTTCAGGAAATCCTCGTAAGCCTTGAATGCCTCTTCGGTTTCATCTTTTGGACTTACTTCCCGCCAGATAACAGGCTTAGCGAACATAAAGAATACGGATACATCATTGATATATCTTTGCCAGGCTATCGGAAGTTTTTCTGTCCGGTACGGATCGTTTCCTTTTCGCTCCTTATCCATGCGTTTCATTATTACATGTTCGGATGTTTCGAACTCTTTTATAGCTTCCAATACTTCATCATCCCTGTTTTGGAATAATTCTTTTGCCTGATTTATTTTGCCTGATCCTATGTATTCAAGTAAAATATCCTCAACCCCACTAATATTCATGGGGGAGAGCGTCCCGGCCGTTGCGTCTATTTTATTCATATCTTTTGGTTTTAAAATATTCCTAAATCGTTTTTTGAAAGTGGTTTAACGTTCCTGTTTTTACCGATTAGTTCCTCGAGGCAATAATAGCGTGAGGAATCGATTCCATGATTATACGCGTCTATTGGTATATTCAACCTCTTCCCGTCTTTATTTTCAGCAAATACATAATTCCTGAATTCCTTTATTAAATTCAAAGAACCTTTAGTAACATGAATTTTCATTCCTTGCATAAACATTATTCCGGCTTCAACGGATCCAGCCCCCTTAGTTACCGGTACTATCCAAAACCCGGCGTTAGTCAATTCCTGAACCATGCGTGGATCCGCAGATTCTGATATTACCTTAATACGTTTGAACGGTCTGAGTTCACCGATAATATCACCGGTTAACATGTGCGTCCGGTAACATATTTCATCTACATATAGATTTTCATCGATTACCCCGCATCGTACTATTGCAGTGGGGTCATTGGTGAATCCAAAGTCCATCGCGAGGCAAATCTTTTTTGCATGTTCGGGGAATTTATCAATCAAAGTAATATCAGGGAAAACGAGCCCCTCGACCATTGATTGTATACCCAAACCGTAAATCTCCCAGAGTGCCTTATTCTTGTGTTTGAGACTTTCTATTTCATCGATAACGGATTGTTCAAGGAATGGATTGTCTTTGTATGTTGTTATCAGATGATATGTCCTATCATCACGATTAACGACACATAACCAATGTTCGTCAGAGTAAGAAGGATTATAATCCAAAACGGCAAACATGGTGGTACGCATCATTAATTGCGTATATGCGACGTAATCTACTTCGTTTGCCTCATTCACAAATAGTATATGACGTTTTGCCCCTCTGATTTTCTGTTCATCGTCCGTGCTAAAAAATTCGACCCACGACCCATTGAAAAATTGATAAGTTAGTTCTGTCTTATTCAATGCTTTTAAGTCGTATATACTGAGTTTAATCAGAATTTCTTTGAAGTCTATGAACACAGATTTTTTAATGGCGGGGATAGTGCCACGAACAATCGATAGACGGGTTCCGGGATGCTGAATCAAATATACGATCAGAAAGATAAGCGTATTGTATGTTTTACTCGACCTACTCGAACCCTGCAAGCTGACTGTGCGATATCCGGCTTTGACGGCTTTGTCTATCTCTTTATATATTTTCGTAGTCTGAATTTTCATTTTGTTACTACTTCTTTGTATACACCCCGTAATTTTTTATACATGCGTTTTTAAAAAATGGTTTTTTATTTCATTTTGATTATAATAATTGTTATTCGATTTCATTTTGTTCTTCATTGATTACCTGTTCACGCTTGTCTATAACTTCAATTTGAATGTTCGGAATCAAATCACTACCGTTAGCCCCTGTTATTTCTGAATTCTGTTTATTCTTCCAGTTATCCGGATCCGTATTAATGAGTGCAAATATTACGGCTGCCGTAGCGGGTTGATAATGCTTGTCTGTTACTGTATGCTCTTTTACTTTAATAATGGGTTTACCGTTCTCATCTCTCTTTCCCGTATCAGCTGTTACTACGCGCTTTTCCTGGACAGTATAACCCTTAATCAACTTGACAAGGGATTTTTTCGCTTCACTGGTTATTAGCTCTTTAAAATTGTCCTGTGCCTTTTTAATGGACTTGCAAAAGTCGCTTTTTGTAGATTTCCACCGATGATATGTTGCTTCATTAATTCCTACAATATTGCATATTTCGACAATCGTATAACTGTCCGTTCCGATTAGTTCACAGATACGATTTACTATCTCTTTGTTATACTTTGCCATGATCCTGCCTATTTTTGCTTGCTGATTGATATAAATTCAGCTCTCGTATGGGCGTTTTCAAATATCCCGGTAAACATAGACGCCGCCATCTTCCCTTGCTTTTTCACTCCTCGCATGGTTTTACATAGATGTTCACCCTCCATTATTAACGCAATACCAAGCGGTTGGCAATTTTCCATTTCCAACGCATCGGATATCATATTCACAATATCCGTAACAAGGCGTTCCTGGACTTGTAATCTTGCAGAACAATAATCTACTATCCGAGCAATCTTAGATAGACCGATAACCTTTCCATTCGGATGAGGTATATAAGCAAACCAATAAGTCCCAAAGAATGGCATACAGTGATGTTCACACATTGAATAGAAAGAACCCGTATCGAATATCATGCCGTCATATTGAACACCATCTTCTCCATTCATAAAGGTGGTTATCCTTGGTTTCTTGCCGGGGTTATATCCGCGGAATATTTCCTCCCACATTCTTATCATCCTATCCGGTGTACCTGTCAGTCCCGGCCTGTCAGGGTTCTCGCCGATGAACGAAAGAAAATCCCTTATCTGATATTCAATAACTTGTGCGTTTGTAAACTCAACTTCCATTTTGAATTCTTTTTTATGTAATCAATCACTTCTTTCGTATTCTCTCCCGAACAGGGTTGCAAATAATAACTGAATGCGTCATATTTATCATAGACTGACATGTCTTGTCCCGTATAAACAACTTTGATCTCATCTATCCGGTCAAGTATAACTTTTCCGCCCTCTTTTGGCGAACAGGTTACCCAGTCGATATAATCAGGCAGCTTTACTGTTCCGTTAGTCTCTATCTGAATGAATTTTCCCATATTGGAAAGCCGGCAAACAAACTCTTCGTTAACCTGCAAGCCCGGTTCTCCACCTGTGAGAACGATATGCCCGGCAGGATACTTTCCAACCTCATGGATAATATCATCATCCGACATTAATGTATATCCCTGATGCTCCGTGTCACAGAATGGACATTTCAGGTTACATCCCGAAAAACGAACAAAGACGGCCGGTGTACCTGTGTGGTATCCCTCTCCCTGTATACTATAGAATATCTCATTAATCTTTTTCATACCAGGCCATATTATTTTCAGATTCCTGTACCATAACCTTGAAACATCCCGGGACTTCATCGCATATCCATTTCGCCAGGTTTTCCGCAGTGGTGTTAAATGGTAGTACTTCATTCAGGTTCTTGTGGTCAAGTGTCTCCTGAATAGACCGTTTGATATGTGAGAAATCAATAACCATTCCGTTTTCGTTCAACTCTTTGCTCTTGCAATAGATGGATATGATCCAGTTATGTCCATGCAAGTTCTCGCATTTGCTTTTATAGGACAGATTCAAACTGTGTGAAGCTGAAATTTCGAGAGTCTTTTTAATTGTGTACATTTTTATATGTTTTTAAATTAATAATCTTGGTTTCCTGCGTATTTTACGTATTTCTTTTGAAGATCATATATGCTTAATAACAGCGCACATACATTACTTTCTTTATTGTATTCAAGCACTTCATTAAATATATCATCTCCTACCAGTTCCCTGATTTTATCAGGATTGATTCTTGATATTTGCTTTCCATCTATATACCCGAATCGTTTCGGGGCTATGTATGTAGTACTATCGCAAGATGCACAAAAATTGAGGCGTTTTATCATCTCAAGTTCCGTACATCCGAGTAAATGAATATCTATTTCCGGTTTCTTTCTCTTAATATAGTGTGCTATATTATCAACGTATTTTTTCTGCTTTGCAAAACGTAATTCAGGAACCGAAATAGCTATGTAGTCTGAATATTCTATCAACCTATCCAATCCCTTTTGCCCATCTTCTTTGTGGAATACATTAATAATCCTATTCGGAATATCCTGCCTCATTCGTCGTCTGAATTCCCATGCTTTTTCTACACCAAGAATCTTCTGGCAGTCTACCTCTACACACGTTGCGCCTTGTCCATATTCGAGTGTAAATTTAATAAGCTCATCATACCATTTGTTCATCAACCGCTCGTCTTTCTTTCCTTTCTGAGAACCAAACATGAGAGTGAATAGTCCGGAGTCCTGAATAGCATGAGTAGAATTTTTGATGATATATTGAGGTATCATATATGGGTTATCCTTTTGCCATCCAAGCGGCATAAGTGGAGATTTTGATTTTGGGAAAACCTTTCTTTCGACAAAAGGAAACGCAGTGTATAAATGATATTTAACACCCATCGCTTTTGTGGCAATAAATTGATTCTGTACTTCGCCGCCGGCGAAGTGAACCTTTATATTATCTTTGAACGATCGCTCCACCTTTTCCATCTTCAGTTACTTTACATTCCAATGTTTCAGGAAACGCATTAATAATATCAACCGCAATCATCTCGCATGACATGCGGCCAAACATGCAAGGATTGCCAAACCTTTCGGTTAAATACCTGGTAATTTCTTCTTCTTGTGTGAATATTTCTATCTCCCGGTTATCATGGGACACTTTAAACCTGCATTCTACATGAAAAATATGCCGGTGTGGATGTCTTAAGAAAGAAACATTATCCGGCGCATCCGGATAATAGTGCAATCCTTCTATTTCATTGATTGTCGTTACATACGTTGTCATATTTCGTGCTCCTTTCCGCAGTGCGGGCAAATAGTGGTCTTTGCTTTTTTATCCATTGATCCGGTATCGTTGTCTTCATTAAAGAAGCCATCCAAATCAACATCCGCATGAATATTAACCTCCCAGGCATTAAGTTCTTCCGGAGTGAAGTCCTCAAGTACGGCCTCAACATCAAAAATGGAAGTGTCGGAAGTATGATTATCGGCAAGGGCCAGTGCTTTACGCCGGGCATCTTCTGTAGATAGATCGGTACGCTTGATAGCGATTAGTTCCGTTCCGTCTGATTCTATTACACGGACAGGAATACCAAGTTCTAACGCTTCGCCGTACACGCCATTGCCGGCAATGATACAGTTATCCTTGTCGAATAGTATAGATCGGCCAGCTCCGCAATCTTCGAGGCTTTTACGGATTAACCGTTTATTTTTCTCATCGTGAATCCTGTAATTGCGAGGATCGAATTTTATCTCTTTACTCATCGTTTATCCTATTGATGATTTTTTCGTAAATATACTCCACTGAAATCCGAAAATCGGCATAAACCTTATACCAATTACAAACACTTTTCAAACTGTTTGTAATATGGGTTGAAGATAAATTTAATGTCGATGCAATTATACGCCTTATCCCCCTTTCTATAGTAAACCCTGCGAATACGCGAGGAGAATAAAGAAGCGCTACAATTAAGATGAAATAATCTTTCGGTGAATATTTTCCACTACCAATTTTATTATCTTTATTACATATATCTTCAATCCATATATAAATAACAGGAATCATTTTTTTATCATACGAATATGGAACCAATACGAGATTTTTCCTTTCCATTAGCGCATCGTACGTCTTTTTATAATTTTCAATATCACTGATCCGATTTTTAATACGACTCATAATTGCATTGTTTTTAATTCATGTATATAGATATGCGTTATTTTTTCGTTTTCATTTTTACATGATTTTTTCGTTTATTCATTAATGCGGTTTCGCCGCCGATGTGATAATTGCGTAAAGTTTTTCGTCAGCGATCGGCGTGGTCGATACCTGAAGGGTGATACCTTTTTTCGTCAATTTGAGGCTGTTCATGAAAATCTTCATTAGTTCGACCGAACTGAAACACGTAGATTTCGACTTTGTAGCCCGAAGACGAAAAGCCTCCGGCGTATCACTCACCTGGATATACCAATCCTCCCGGTCGTCTTCGTCCTGATGGAATAAAATACCGGTGCCGGGTTTTAATCCCAGCGACTTGGATAGTGTGCCGCTAAATGAAAACAG